AAACCAATGCATCCAGAAATGGCAGAGGTAAAACAAGGTGATGAATTATTAGTTGTTAACTTTGAAAAAGAACCAGAACCTCAAGATCCATTATATAAGTCTATGCAGGACAGAATAGATGCCTTGAATGATGATATAGAAGAAGATGATGATGAGGACGATGACGATGGTGGAGATGTTGTCGTAGTGAGAATGTGATAGATAAGTTTTTTAACGAACAAGCGGAAATGATGAATTGTCCGCTAGAGTCTTTTATATCGTTTTTACCAGATGCAGCAGAATCCACCAATTTGCATGTTTCTAAACACACAGGATTTCACACATATCCTAAGATATTCTTAAAATTGAGTGAATGGGTAGTAAACACTACCAAATTTGATATCAAAGTAAAAAACCAAGAATTGTGGGGTGCTATATATGATGAAGGCGATTATGCTGAACCACATGATCATAAACCTTGGGATTATTCTTTCGTATATTACGTAAATGCCCCAGAGGGTTCTTCTCCAATAATCTTTGAAGATTGTGAGATAGAACCTTCTTCTGGTATGTGCTTGGTTTTTCCAGCACACATGAAACATGGTGTTAAACCAAATCAATGCAAAAGCCGCATAGTTCTAGCAGGAAACTACAATGTCTACTAATGATAAATCTCCCATCACAAATCGGGATCTTGACATGGAATTAATGGAAATTAAGTCAATGTTGAAATTAATTATGACCAAATTGGGTATTAAAGACCCTAATGAACCAGAAGATGATAATGGACTTATGGGATGGTTCAAAGAGAAGAGAGAAGCAGTCCAACAGAAGGTTCATACTATGACTGCGCCTAAACCAACTAAACATGAACTCAATAATACCAATTTTAAATGGAATAATGAGTATAAATTTGTTCCTGCGCCTGGACAAGAACCTAAAGATGGTGTAAAATTAGAAGGTCCTGAATCGATCTGATGCAGTTTTTCTTTCTAATATTGCTGAATTTCGTCCTTTTTACTTGGTTTAAGAAAAGGATAACTAAGAAATTCCAAGAAAATTACCGTATCTATCTAAAAGATAAAGAAGGTAATCAGGAATTGCTATCTGATACGATAGCATACCTTATGGATCGTGATAAGGTTCATGAGAAGAGAATTCTCTACCTTTCTGGTGAAATGGCATCTCAATGGGATTCCATTCAATTAATTAAGGACAACCTAAACATGGAAGATAACAAGGATGAAGGATCAGAACGCAATTTTGGATGAAGAGACACATGATCAGAAGTGGAATAGAGGATTAGACCTCTTTATAGAGTCAGTCCATAAACCAGATAACTCTTTAAGATCTTGTGCCCATAACCAGAAATGTTACAACGAACTAATGGAAGTTCGTGATGACGTATTAAAGTACCTAATTACTTTAAGAAAATCAGTATGAGTAACCTTGAATTACAACTACTCATGGTAAGAAAGATCCATGAGGGCAACACACAAAGGAGAAGACACTTTAAATTTAATTTAATTTCTTTCTACAATTCAAATAATCTCTTGACTAAAGAGATGTAAACCTCTAAAATAAAACAAATTGGGAGACGACCGATGGCAGACACCAAGATTCGCCTTAAGTACTATTTTAAGGAGAACCCAAGCCGTGCATTATCGATTTATTTAAAGGACCAGACAGAAGTTGAAGCATTTAAAAGAAAACATCCCGATGTAGTTTACCTAGAAACAACGAAATGAAAATCTTTTTAGATACTGCCGATGCAAGTATAATCCGTAATCACTTCAGTACGGGTTTAATTGATGGAGTTACTACTAATCCTACTTTGATCTTGAAAAGTGGTAGAGATCCTGAAGAGGACTATCAGGAGATCAAGGATATTGGTGTCGAAGATATCAGTATGGAGATAGTTACCAATGAGGTTGATGTCTTTGTCTCAGAAGGCAAAAGACTCAGAGAGAAATTTGGTGATGTTACTACTATTAAAGTTCCATGTACACCTGCTGGTTTAAGAGCTTGCAAACTACTTTCTGATGAAGGTATTAGAGTTAATGTTACTCTTATCTTCTCCGCCTCTCAGGCAATTCTAGCAGCTAAGGCAGGTGCGAAGTATATTTCACCTTTTGTAGGTAGAGTCGAGGACAATTCCTTTGATGGTGTATATCTCGTAAAAGAGATATCTGCACTTTATAGGGAACAGATGGTCACAACACAGGTTCTTGCTGCTTCACTAAGGGACCAACATAGTGTCGCTAAGTGTTTTGAGTATGGTGCTGATGTAGTTACGATGCCTCCTGCGGTCTTTGAAAAGATGTATAATCACATCCTTACAGAAAAAGGACTACAATTATTTGATGCAGATTGGGCATCAGTGCAGAAGTAGAGTTAATGAAGTTAAATGTATGTAATTTATAGCAAACCTGATTGTGGGTATTGTAAAAAAATCGAGATGGTATTAGAACTTCTCGGCAAAGACTATGATATAAAAGTATTAGATGTCGATTTTACTGCCGAGGAGTTTGAAGAAAGATTTAATAGCATCCAGTTCCCTCAAGTGGAATTGGATGGTAAATCTTTAGGAGATTGTAACCAGACCATTGCTTACCTAAAAGAACACAGAATTCTCACATGAGCCTAGAAGATGTATCAATAAATAAGGGCGTGGAATTAATATTAGGAGGTAACACCAGACCAGCCAAGCCTAAGACTTGGGAATTGAGCTTTGGTAAGATTGTTACCCTCTGGAATACGGAGATTGACTTCTTTTTCAAAGTTCATCTAGACATAAAAAAGAAGTAATCCTCGGAGGAAATTGAAATGGAAGCTACATCCCTTGTTATCATGACCCTATTGTGCGTGACATTCTTGATGATAGGTGGTATAATTGGGTGGTTAGCCCAACAGAACAAGTATCTGTATGTACAACCTGCCATGCATCCCGAAATGTATGATGAGTACGGAAACGTCATACCTGATGAAATTTTAGCCCTGAGATTTGAAAATGACAACAGCGAAGAAAACGACGAGGACGACGACTAGGAAACCTAGGTCTAAGGCTGCCTCCACTGCTAAGAAGAAAACTACTTCAACAAAGCCAAGATCTGTAACAGTTAAAAAGATCGAACTCTTACCAAATGCATTGGTACATGAGATCTTAGCAGCTGTTGTTGCAGAAAGAACTAAAGCTAAGAAGATTGATATTCTTCAAAAACATGGCGGTGATTTCTTAAAATCCCTCTTTATTTGGAATTATGATGACACTATTGTCTCTATGATTCCAGAAGGCGATGTTCCTTATCAACCACTTGATTTAGAAGCTGCCCCTGACCCTAAAAAAGGAATTCCTTCTCGTTCTACTCTAAGAAATGAGTGGAAACGTCTGTATAATTTCGTTAAAGGCGGAAATGATGCTCTGAACAAGATTAAAAGAGAGAGTATGTTTATTAATATGCTTGAATCTATCCATCCAGAAGAAGCTAAGATTCTTTGTTTGGTAAAGGATAAGAGTTTACATACTTTATATCCAATTAATAGAGAAGTTGTATCAGAGGCATATCCAGATATAAAATGGGGTGGTCGTTCATGACCATAACGATCTTACAGGAAGATTGTGATCCTGGCGTGGCCACCGACAAATCATTACCCTATACTGCGTACTTAGTGACGTATGAAAAGGAGGGTAAAGAACATTATGATCTAACTATCGCTCAGAAAGAAGTTGATATGTTTGATTATTATTATGATAAGTATAAAAAAGGTTTTAAAACATTTAAACAGGCTGATGGTCTAGCCAATCCAAAACTTTGGGGCAATAAACAAGCCACTCCACCAAAGAAAAAAAGAAAAAAGAAACCCCCACAAGAAGATGGATGAAGGAAAAGCAAAAGTCGATGTAGATCCACAAGAGCTTTCCAAAGTGATGAAGGACTACAAAAAACTTAAAAAGTATATGAGGTCTACCCTCTTTGAAATAAAAACCCTTGATGGCACTGAAGATAAAGTTGCCAAACTCTTGAAAGATTATGACCCCAATAAAGACTCAATTACATGATGATTTCCTCCCACAGGAAGAGTGGGAGGTTTTTGAGTCTCATTTTATGGGTCATTCTCTTGATTGGCACTTCTTAGATGGAGTAGTTCTGCCAGGAGATGGTGGTTATCAGTTTACACACTTGCTTTATACTGAATACGAACCTCGTAGTCAGTATTGGCAGTTTGTTGAACCAATTTTTAGGTATCTAAATGCAGCATCTATAGTAAGATGCAAAGCAAATTGCCACCCACGTACTGAAGAAATTCAGATAAATAACTTCCACACAGATTTTCCTAACTGTGTTACAGCTATATTCTATGCGAATACCTGCGATGGTAAGACCATATTTGAAGATGGCACAGAGGTTGAAAGTGTTGCTAACCGTATAGTAGTTTTTGATTCAAATCTAAGACATACTGGTACTACATGTACTAATGCGGCAACTAGGGTAGTTGTTAATTTCAATTATCACATATATGATGATATAATAAAGGAAGAAAGTTAATGGAAATGGACAAAGAAAGACTAAAACTCATCGTCAAGAATCTTAAACTATTGACAGATTCATTAGAATCTGAGGTATACTCGGATGTAGATTCATATGTTTACAGCGGTGGTAATTCAAAGAGTTGCTATCGTGATGACTACGATGATGATGGGTACGCAGATTAACCTATGAAACCAATTAAAGCACAGGATCTCCTTGAGCAAGATCCATACCTCAAGGTGGTAGTTCTTCGAGCGTCCCAACAACCACAAACATTAGTATGGCAAGCAGGAAAAAATGACTACTCCGAAGAACCAATCAACTCAGTATTCCCTCCAACGGAGACTGAATCAGGCCAATGGGTTATCGAACAATTATTGGCGAATGAGCGAGGACATTGGGGTCCCTTGGAGCATCCAAGCATTACTTTTGATTGTGTTGGCTTTGTTCATAATGTAATGGTACAGGCTCGAACTCATAGAGTTGGAGTTAGTTTTGATGTTCAATCTCAAAGATATACTGGTAAAAGGGTTCTCAGAGTAGCTAAAGGAGAACTAAAACCAGAGGAAGTTTTCTATGTTCGCCCAGCAGGTCTTTATCTAGACCGTAAAGGACATAAGTACGAATGGAGTGAACAAGATCACATACGTCAATTAAAGTTCTGTGAAGCTGCATGTGAGAGATATGCAGAGAACTTTGAGAAACGTGGTATGGCAGAAGAACATCTACGTGATTATTTGCCACAAAATATAAGACAGAATTTTGTTGCAACATTCTCTCTTCGTGCAGCCTTGCATTTTTTAGATCTTCGTGCGAAACTAGATGCACAAGTAGAAATTCAAGCACTTACACTGGGAATGGTTCCTCTTCTTAAGAATTGGGTTCCCGAAATCTTTTCTTACTATGAAGAAAAGAGACTACATAAAGCAAGACTATCACCTTAATTATGGCAACATATCCTGTGGTTAACACCAAAACTGGTGAACAAAAAGAAGTGGTCATGAGTGTTCATGATTGGGACAAATGGAGAGAAGACAATCCAGAGTGGACTAGAGATTACTCTGATCCATCTACTATGCCAGGAGTTGGTGAAGTAGGTGAGTGGCGTGATAAAATGACTAAAACCCATCCTGGCTGGTCTGAGGTACTTAAGAAGTCCCAGAAATCTGCAGGTATTCAGGGAAGACTTGCTAATCGAGGAATAACATAATGCCAAGGAAGAAGAGAACACCTCAAGTTGGCGTTGGTATGACTGCCAAACAGATGCGTCGTAAGAAACCTATCAACACAGATATGTTGGTAGATATTACGCCTCTAACTGACAATCAGAAGGTTTTATATAAACATTATGAGGAAGGTAAGAATATCTTTGCTTATGGTGCTGCTGGTACTGGTAAGACTTTTATCAGTTTGTACCTTGCACTTAAGGATGTTCTTAGTGATGATTCCCCATATGAAAAGATTTACATTGTAAGATCTCTCGTATCAACAAGAGAGATTGGGTTCCTTCCAGGCGACCATGATGATAAGTCATCACTTTATCAGATTCCATATAAGAATATGGTAAAGTATATGTTTGAGATGCCTACAGATGCAGACTTTGAAATGCTGTATGGTAATCTTAAAACACAGGAGACTATAGGATTCTGGAGTACTTCCTTCATCCGTGGTACTACTATGGATAACTGCATTGTGTTAATAGATGAGATGCAGAACTTGAATTTTCACGAATTAGATAGTATAATTACTCGTGTAGGTGATAATTGTAAAATTATATTCTGTGGTGATGCCACACAAACTGATCTTACAAAATCAGCTGAGAAGGATGGAATCGTAGATTTTATGAAAATAATTCAAGTCATGGAAGATGACTTTGGGGTTGTTGAATTTGGTCTTGATGATATTGTTCGATCTGGCTTAGTACGAAATTACTTACTTACTAAACTTGCCCTTGAATTATAATGTTTGTCCATCTTGAAAAGCTGAAAGATTTCGATCTTGACGCAAAACTGGTTGATGGTGTAAGATACTACAATACTCCTACTGGACTATATCCTTCTATTACATCTATTACATCTTTCTATAATAGAAAGGTATTTGAAAACTGGAGGAAGAGAGTAGGTGACGAAGAGGCTAATAAAATAACCAGAGTTTCTACAAGGCGTGGAACGTTATTGCATGATCTAATAGAACAGTATCTTCGGAACAATGATATATCCAAGTTGGATGTTATGCCTTCAACCATGGCATTATTTGTTTCCGCAAGAGAATCTTTAGACAATATAAATAACATACATGCTTTGGAGACCTCACTATACAGTGAGTATCTCGGTGTCGCTGGAAGGGTTGACTGTATCGCAGAATACGAAGGCGAACTCTCAGTAATAGACTTTAAGACCTCAAAAAAACCGAAACCAGAGAAGTGGATTGAACAGTATTTTGTTCAAGAGACCGCTTATGCCTGTATGTATTATGATATGACAGGCACAATTGTGAAAAAACTCGTGACCATTATGGCATGTGAAAATGGAGAATGCGTTGTTTATGTCAAACGAAACAAAGGTGACTATATTAAACTTCTTACCAAATACATTAAGGAGTTCGTCAACAATAAGCTTGGAGAGTATGGAGAAAGAAGTTAACGACCTACTCAAAGAAAAGTTTTTATGTCAGACTAAATTCAGTCAGGATATTGAAAGCCTTGTCTTAGATTCTGGACTCAATTATATTGAGGCCATAGTAAGTTATTGCGAAGAGAAAAATATAGAGTTGGAATCAGTTGGTAAACTTATTTCTAAACCTCTTAAAGAAAAACTTAAAGCAGAAGCTTCAGAATTAAACTATCTAAAGAGAACTACTAGAGCTAAGTTACCAGTCTGATGCCTATTCAATCTGTATTTCCAACACCCGTATATACATCTCAGGCAGATCCTCAGATGTATGAGATTATTCAAGATGAACTATGGGAGGTTGTGGACCAGTTAGAATTTGGTCAAAATGATGGTTGGGCAACTGATACTCATTCTTTAAGTCAAGGTGCTTTTGAAGGAAATGTTCTTAGAGAATATGGATGCAATAACTTTTTGATGTTCTTGCATAATTGTATTAATGATTATTTGACTGGTTTAGGTTGCCAACAAGAGAGATCATATACAATGACTCAATCTTGGTTTACTAGAACAGGTAGAGGTAAATATGCTCCTATACATAATCATGGAAGTACAGATGTATCTGGAGTTTATTATCTAAACACAAGTGGTAAGGATGGTAATTTAATTTTTAGAAGCCCCCACGAACCTTATATCTGTAATTTTATATACGATGTTATTACAGCAGATCAAGAACTTCCATTAAAACAAGGATTAATTGCTTTATTCCCTGGCCTGATGTATCATGGGACAAGAGTTAATGAGACAGATAACGATAGAATAAGTCTCAGTTTTAATATTCGATTTACAAGATTAAGTGAAACCTGGCAAGAGATGTATGGAAGCTCCCTCGAAAACACTCCTCCTCCACTATAGAATGCAAGCAATCCTAAGAGAACATACATTCTCTGGTGATGATGGGTTTGAATATCTTGGTGAAGATGAAAGAGGACACAAATATCGTATTGGAACTCATGAAGTTTACGTCGATCAGATAGAAGAATTTGATGCCTGGGATGAGGAAGACGAGTGAGTTTACAGGATTATATTAAAGAACCTAGGAAGGATTGGACCGATAAAGACTGGTTACAACACGCTTGGGTGCAGAGACATAATCCTTGGATTAGTGAGGAAGACCGACAATATTGGGTAGATAAGATCCACGAGTTAACGAATAAATAAGCATGATAAGGAAGTAGACAGACAGATGAGTGATGATTTTTTTGAGTCTCCAGTGGTGAGAGCCGCTGCTGCTGAAATAGAAGAAATTCAACAAGAGATGTTTTCAATAATGATGAAAGGTCCTTATGGATTATCTCGTGATGATAAAGAGCGACAACTTGAATTGATGAGAAATCTGCTTGAAAAACAGAAGATTTTCTACTTTAGGTTAAAGCACACCGATGATAGGCGTGCTGTACAAATGCGTAAAGACATCCAAGAGTCTGCTAAATTCCTTGGGTTGGCACCAAACCAACCAATTGAACATTTTTATGATAATTTGACTAAGACTATTGATCGTTTGGAAGAATCTTTAATAGATGATTGACAAACAGGTCAATGGGTCATATAATTAATATGGAATACACAAATACAAAAATACGGAGAATACTAAATGTCATTTGCTGCACTTAAAAAACAATCCCGTTCGGGTTCTCTCACTGAGAGATTGATGAAGAAGGTTGAGAAACTTAACGAGAAGGGAGCTAATACAGACGATAGACTGTGGAAACCATCTGTTGATAAAGCAGGTAATGGTTTTGCAATCATTCGTTTCTTGCCTGCACCAGAGAATTGTGACCTACCTTGGGCACAAGTTTGGAGTCATGCATTTCAGGGCCCTGGCGGTTGGTATATTGAGAATAGTTTGACTACTCTCGGTAAAGACGATCCTGTTTCTGAATTTAATCGTGGATTGTGGAATAGTGGCGTAGAATCTGATAAAGAGATTGCACGTAAACAGAAGCGTAAGCTTTCTTACTACAGTAACATCTATGTTGTAAAGGATTCAACCAATCCTGAGAATGAAGGTAAAACCTTCCTCTACAAGTTTGGTAAGAAGATTTTTGATAAGATTACTGCTGCAATGCAACCAGAATTTGAGGATGATGATCCAATCAATCCTTTTGATTTCTGGCAAGGTGCTAACTTTAAGTTGAAGATCAAACAGGTTGCAGGATTCTGGAACTATGATTCATCAACTTTTGATAAAGTTTCACCACTCCTAGATGATGATAAGGAACTGGAGAAAATTTATGATGGTTTATACGACCTGAATGAATTTACTGCTCCTGATCAATTCAAGTCTTATGAAGATTTGAGTAAGCGTTTAGAGACTGTTCTTAGGGGTCAATTTGCTGCTAAGAAAGTAGATGAGTCCCTAGAAGATGAGAGTGAAGGTCGTGGTACTGATTCTGAACTTAAGGAATTAGTTACTGCTGCTGCATCAACATCAACCGCAGGTAATACTGAGGATGAGGACGATGCTCTTAGTTATTTCCAGAAATTAGCGGAAGAGTGATTAAAACTTTAGTACCCTCTGATGATCCTATACTACATAATCGCATTGCGAAGTGTAGTTATAATTTGGATAGATTTCAATTCTCCAGCATATTGTTGGAGAATATGAAACATTATGAGGGAGTAGGCCTTTCAGCGAACCAAATTGGTATCGCTGAGAGGGTTTTTATTATGTACTCTGATTTGGAGACGAAAGATACTATTACTTGTTATAATCCTAGGATTCTTAAAGAGTCTAAGGAACAAGTTAAAATGCAAGAAGGTTGCCTATCATATCCAGACATGACTTTGGATATAGACAGATCAGCAACTATCGTAGTAAAATACGAGACAGAAGACAAAAAACCCCGTAAGGAGAAACTTACAGGGTTGATTGCCAGAATATTTTTACACGAGTATGATCATATGGAAGGCATTGATTTTACTCAACGTGCGGATTTAGCTCAGCGGTAGAGCATCTCCTTGCCAAGGAGAGGGTCGAGAGTTCGAATCTCTTAATCCGCTTATACGCCTGTTATCCTTGGGTTATAAGTTTTCTTGAGGGTCTTGCTGATATACTGAGAGGACTTAGTATAACTCATGATCTTCTTCATATCATCTATGAAGGCTCCTAGGTATGTGTCTTTAAGCATAACTAGGTTCCTTTTTTGTGTATTCATATCAAACTCATACTCATAATTTGTAACCGCTCTAATTTTATTTCCTAAGACTGTAGTGCCACTTGCGTTCTTTGCAGTTCCTACATCATCTATAGTTACATCTGTTGATTCTAATGGGATATTGGCAGAGTGTTTCGTTTCTTGGAACATTTTCTGATCATAACATGAAGAGTTAAAATCAGAATCTACAATTAATCCAGCAGGAATAACTACTCTTTCATATCCATCTTTGAATGCTTCAGTTTCATAGTGATGGATCTTTTCTAATCCTCGATCATCACCATACTTATCCAAAACAAATTTTCTGAATGATCTATCATCCAGAGGCCATTGTTCTTCTATATTGGTGATATTATTTGAAAGTAATACAACCCAATCCAATTCTGGATCATTATATACTCTCTTTGCAACTTGGTCTGGACGCATATCACCTTCAATAGTGTAGTAGTAATATGCTGTGGCAACAGAACCAATGTCTTCCCTAATCTTTGCTCTTCGGAAGAGATTCTTTACGGTAATATATTCATCATTAGAACTCCTATCAGTAGTTCTTGAGACGTACTGTAAATTTGGGAAAAAACTGAAATAACCTCTTGCCATCTTAATAACCTATCCAATTCTTTGGTATTGATTGAAGATCGCCCTTATTGGTACTTTCTCCAAGGTCACCAGTCTGCATCAGTCTACCATCAGCAACCCTATCATTATAATCAGTGTTGTATACTGGTTCTGTCTCAGCAAATTCCATTTGGATTTTGTATGTAACAGGTTGACCATCTTCATAAGCCTGCCAACTACCAGTTGGAGTATAATCTGTTTCAAAACTGGTTAATGCACAAGGTTTAAACTTGTGAACGCCAGGAATATCTTTATAGTTACCAGAACAATATCTAAGAGTCCATACGTTAGGAGTTCCAAGGAAGAAAGAAGGATCTCCTGCTCTACCTTGTGATCCACCAGAACCTACAATTTTCTTCGCTGCAGACATCTCTTTAAAGAATCTGATAATTCTAACGATTACCTTTGCTTCTTCTGGACTTCTAGCAGTTAATTGGAAATTGAAGTTGAATGATCTCATCTTCGGTCCTTTGAACATTAGTTCCATATTTGAGTTTGGAACTACTCCAGAACCTCTGGAGAGTAATGTTTCAGGACTGACATCAAATCCTTGTCTACCTAACTGGTTAGATAGGTTACCTGCACCCATTGATGCTGCACCAGCTTGACCAGTTTCAGTTAGTAGTTTGCCTTTAGTTAATAGTCCTTGTATACCAGATCCAATATTAAATGGACCACTTAAGAAGTCAAGAACTCCAGCAGCAACATTACCGACTTGGTTTAATGCGAAGTTTTCTGATACTAATCCAGCTGCCGCTGCAGTAGTATTGTTCATAGTTTCTGTTGCCCAACTTACTGCACTACTATCTTTTATCACGTTAGGCATTGGTAGGATAATTCCACCACCAACTAATTCGTTAAGAGGACTTGCTCTCTTTGCACCATCTCTTAAGATGTTTCCTCTACTTTGATCTACATTAGGTCCATCAACAGATCTACCAAACCAATTTTGACTTGGAGGATTGTAAGTATAACAATGGATCACTAACCTATCCTGTTCATCAGACATATCCATAGGATACATTAGAGGAACTCTAGGAGCTGTTTTCTCATTTAGAGTCATAAAATGAGCACCATTGGTGGCAAATATGGTAACTTGCCCCATTGGGTTGAAGGTTGCTCTTAAGATATCACCAAAGCGGTTCTGACCTTCAGTACTAATACTTGCTAATCCTTCTGGTGTGTAATCATCTGGTGATGATCCTTCATATAGTTTTGGTTCTAGTGCTGGTTCGTCTGAATATAATCCCCATCTTTCTTTTCTAGACCATTCTGGTTGATTGGTTTGTCGGTTATAATATAGTGAACCAACTATACCTACTGGTAGTAATAGAGGACTAACTGCTCCAGCAGCTAATAGTTGCCTGGATCTAACTTTTTTATTCTGATGGTCTTGTGAAATTGCTACTTGAACATCTCTTAACCACTGTCTCTTTGTGGATTCTAAAGTCAGATCACTAAACAATTTTGGGTTATTAATAAAATTCCCATTTTCAAAGATTACATCAGGATTGGATTTGTTTGTTCCTGTTTCGATTAGTCTGACAGCAGAGTTACCTTGATCATATTGCAACTCATATTCGATCTCAGCACCTCCAATTATCTGGGTAATTGGGGGCTTCATATCTACTTTACGCCATCTTGCTTCGGTTACTGCCATTATTTGTTCCAGTTCCAGGCTCTGTGTTTTGGAAATTTCTTCCCTTTATTAGTGTAAAATTTCTCAGTTGGAAGTAATGAAATACTTCCCCAATCCTCATCTTTGGGTATTTTATATAGATTGCCAATCCCAGAAAATAGGTATCTATGTATTGAATTTTTGGGCACAACTGCCCCACTACCGCTATTTATTAAGCTTTTTGCAACTGCGTCCCTATAATCGGGATTTATGTAGTGTAAATTTGCTCCTAAGAATCCACCTGTCTCCCATTTCAATACAAAAGTGAGAGGTTGTAAATCCCAGAATGGTAGTTTTTCTGCATATTTTGCCCCATAGGAGAAAAACATAAGATCTCCAATCTCCATGTAATTAGTGTCACTTTGACTAATATCTGGATCTTGTACTGCATCAAGAGATAATTCTAGTTGGGAGATATACCAATCTCCACTCCTATTTCTCTTTCCTGCTTTTTGTCTTACATCGTCTGCAATCATTTGATTCCTAGTTCGTCTTCTGTCATGATTTTGAATTCCCACTTTCTATCATTACAAAAGTTCTTTGCTGCTTCCCATTTGGCTTGATTAACGCACCAAAGTTGAACACTTCTTGCCCATGCTTTCGTCCTTACCTTTGGACGTTTTTCTGGCATTTTCACTTGCTTTTTGGGTTTAACTTCTATTACCATAGTTCTTTTTTGTCCTTTTGCATCAACGTATTTGATGAAAAAATCTGGGAAGTAACGATGATACTTATTATCTAAAGGAGATCTATAAGGGATGCAGAATTCTTCTGATTGCCATTGGTATATACTTTCAGTCAGATCACAGTAGGACATGAATTTCTTTTCCCACAGAGAACGATATATTATCTGAGTGGGGTCACCCTTATACTTTTTAGTGTTTCTTGGTCTAAATTTCCCCTTATAACTCATATACATAGTATGGGCAAACTATATCGTATTTAGATGAGCGATACCATTCCAGAGACAATTAATAAAACTGCACCCAGACCTCAGCCCATGGCGATGGATCCAACAGGTTCGGGAGTTTATGCAGAGAATTTTAATTTTCAGACTTATTTTAATGGACCTGCGGTAAGTAATCAGTATCAAGTTAATCTATTTCTTAATACAGATAATACTACTTCTGCAAATGCAAATAACAGTTCATTGAATCAAGGTAGTAATGGATCTAGTCCTGCATCAGTAAGTAAGTTGATGCAACATCTTACTCAAGCAGGTGTATTTGGTGACACTGCTAGTACAGCACAGACACAGAGATTTAATTTCATGTGTGCTGAGACTCTTATTCCTGGCGCTTCTTTTGAGACTTTCAGTGAATATGGTAGTAGACAAGGTATAGAAGAGTTCTTCCCATCAAGAAGAACTTATACTGATATGAGTATGACCTTCTATGTTTCTAGTGATTATAAGATATTAAATTTATTCCACGAATGGATTAATTTTATTCATCCCTTACATGTTGGTCGTGGTGGAGAATCAGCTGGTACAGTATTGAGACCTCGTTCTGGTGGTTATATTGCAAGAGATCCAAGAGATTTCCATAGACAACGTTATCCAAGTGAATATAAGAGAGCATTCATGGTAACTAAGTTTGAAAAGAATTTTGATAGATATTTGACCTTTGAGTTTGTAAATGGATTCCCAGTTAATATTAGTTCACTTCCGTTGAGATATGATGAGGCTCAACTTTTAAGAGTAACTGTAGACTTCAAATATGAAAGGTATTTTGTTACTAATACTACAACAAAGGCACAAAATCTCATGTCACATGAGAATGACTATAATCTCAAACAAGGCATGGGAGTACCCATGCAAAATATGAGCAGTAACATAGGTTGAAAAAAACCTCCTATATAACATACGTTTCTTATTATCATGCCTTTACCAAAAATTGCTACGCCAACATATGAGTTGGAATTACCTTCGACTGGAAAAAAAGTAAAATATAGACCATTTCTAGTAAAAGAAGAAAAGATTCTAATATTAGCATTAGAGAGTAACGATCAAAAACAAATCACGAATGCGATCAAACAAGTTCTTAAAGAGTGTATTCAGACTAGGAACATAAAGGTCGATACTCTGCCTACATTTGATATTGAATATCTCTTTTTGAATATTAGAGGTAAATCTGTATCAGAAGCAGTAGATCTACAAGTAACTTGTGGGGATGATGGCAAAACCATTGTTCCTATAAAAGTTTATATTGATGAAGTAAAAGTCTATAAAGATCCAGATCATACTTGTGATATTAAATTAGATGATGATGTCTCTCTCAGGATGAGGTATCCTTCTCTTGATGAGTTTGTCAAAAATAATTTTTCTAATTTAAGTGACAATGATGAAAGTGAAGTAGAACAATCATTTGAAGTTGTTGCTTCATGTATTGATCAGGTATATACAGAGGATGATGCTTGGGCATCTGCTGATTGTACTAAGAAAGAACTTATAGAATGGGTTGAGTCTTTGACTTCTGCACAATTCAAACAGATTGAGAACTTTTTTGAGACTATGCCTAGGTTGTCACACACTATGCAAGTGACTAATCCTAAGACAAAAGTTGAAAATACTGTAGTTTTGGAGGGATTAACAAGTTTTTTCGCCTAATTATGTCCCAGATGAATCTGGCGGCATATTTCAAGATAAACTTCGCCCTCATGCAGTACCATAAATACTCACTAACTGAGATTGAAAATATGATGCCGTGGGAACGGGATATCTATGTTGGACTTCTAAGACAACATATCGAAGAAGAAAATCTCAAAGCAAAACAAGCTGCTGCTAATCAATGATTAAGCCAGGACGAATTTTAAGAAGAGCAGGCAAGTCCCGTACTTTTAAGAATTTTCTTAATAAACCATCAGTTAGTATGGTTGCTAAGAGATTCGGGAAGGACTTACCCGCTGCTGCGTCTGGATTGAGAAGTAGAGTTAAAGCCGCACCATCTGGATTGGGTGCAGCGATTCAAGGTATATCACAGAAGATTGGTCAACCAGATGGCCCACTAAACATTAATAAAATAGTACAACAGAATATCACCCAACAGTTAGGGAAACGTGGTCAGGGTGATGCTGGATTTACTATGCCCAAATTGGATGGATTACTTAATTCATTCAGTAAAATGGGTGACTTTATGAAGAGTATTGCTAGCCCTAATATGTTACAGGGGTTTAGTAATGGATTTGATAGAATTAAGGAGAGTTTAAAAGAAACTGCCGATCTAGTTGGTCAAGTTAGAGAACAGATGGCCAAGATGGTCAAGGACGGTGGTGGTAAGAAAGGTGGTGGAGGCGGTCTAGGATTAGGTGGTCTTCTTGCTGGACTTGCTGGTGGTGCTATGTTAATGGGTGGTGGTCCTGCTGCTGCAGCCGCTCCTATGGCAGCTGGTATCGGTAAAATGATTGGTGGTGCTGGAGGAATAGGACCTAAGTTATTAAAAGGTGCAAAGGTTGCTGGAGTTGCTACTGGTGCTGCTGCACTTGCAACTGCTGGTGGTGTTGCTTTAGCAAAGGGTGCAGAAGCGAAGCCTGTAACCCCTGAAGGGACTGATTCCGCAAGATTTAATGCAACTGTCGATAAGTTCTCAAAACTCTTAGATAAGTCAGGCCCTCCTCCTCCTCCAACTGAGGGTGATGGCACTACACATGAACCCCAAGAAGGAATTATAGCAAAGAGTAAAACCAGAGATGGAGAAGGAGAATTACACCAAAAAGCTGCAATCCAAACTATTAGAGAGGCGGAAGGAACTGCTGATGACCAAGGGTATAGTAAGTGGTTTGGTGACGCACGAGGCGAAGCAAAGTACGGCGATATAACAAATATGACCATTGATGAGGTTCATGACTTACAAACTAAGTTCTTAAAGGATCCTCAATCTAATTTCACTGATCTTTCTGGTAAGACAAATAAGTCTGCAGCAGTTGGTGCAGGTCAATTCATACACTTAAAAGATAAAGCAAAGTCTATGGGTGTTGATACTTCCAAACAGAAGTTCACTCCAGATTTCCAAGATAAGTTGATAATTCAGTATGCCAAAGATGTTGGTGTTGATTTATCTAAGAAGTTGACTGAAGATGATATGAAGAAGATGGGAGGTGTATGGGCAAGTTTGACTCCACAATATAATCAAACTACTCGTACTGCAGCCCAGAGTATGCAGATATATCAGAAGAATCTAAAACAAATTAAACTTTCTGCTCCACCAACTCCTCAAGCACCAAAAGAAGTATCTGCTGCACCAACAGAAGATCAAGGTGAGAGGATTGCTCAATTGCCTGGACAGACAGAAGAAGGTACACAACAACAAAATGCTCCACAAATAGTTCCTATTAATCTAGGTGCTGGTGGTGGTAGTCAGATGGATCCAAGTAATGTTCCTTCACCTGATAGAAATGGTAACAACGTAGATTTCTTGATAGCTCAGAACCAAGCTAATGATTACGAAATGTATTCAAGAGTAGTCATGAATATCGTCGGGTAATAAATTATGGCAAGACTCTCTGTATCAAATATACAACGAAAACAAAGGGTAGTCTCCGCTGTCTTTGAGAGGACTAAGTATGCTCTTAATGAATCCAAGAAATCATTTTCTGATCTATCTAATTTTGTACAGGATACTGGTAGAGACCTATCCAAACTACCAAAGATAGACGCCAAAGACTTTAATAACTTCAAACAGAACACTGGTGGAGGCGGAGGTGGCGCTGGCTTACTTGGTCTTGCTGGTAATGCTCTTCAATTCCCTGGCGCAACTAAAAAGGCTGGCCAGGCCCTTAAGAAAGGTGTTAAGGGTGGAAAGAGTTTTGTCAAGAAACTCTTCAGTAGAGGTGGTAAGAAGGGTGCAAAAACAGGTACTAAGAAAGCTGCATCAGTAGCAGGAAGAAAGATTGCTGGAGAGGCGGTCGAACAGGGTAGTAAGAAAGCTGCGAAGAAAGTAATACAGAAAGGTGCTCAGAAAGCAGGGGCAATGGCTGCCAAGAAGGGAGCTGGAAAGTTTCTTGCGAAGAAAGTACCAATATTAGGATTAGTTCTAGGAACAGGTTTTGCCATTGAAAAGGCAATGAAAGGAGACCTGTTAGGTGCTGCAATGGAGATGGGATCTGGTGTTGCATCAACCATTCCTGGCGCTGGAACTGCTGTATCTGCTGCTTTAGATACTGCAACTATTGCTAGAGATATTAATAAGGCGAATGAAGAAGAAGGTGAAATACCTCAAGATGAAGAGCAACAAGAGGATACACAGACAGAAGAGTCAAAGGTTGAAGGTCAGAAATCAGATGATGGTGAAGGTTTAGATGAACCAGTTGAGGATAAAAAAGGAATTGATAGTAAGGTAGAACCACAGGATGATATATTAGATGTTAAACGTTTCGAAGATGTAGTTAATAAGTTTGGTAGTGGTGGTGAGGAATTTGTTTATAGTAGAACAGAAATAAAAACAAAGAAGTCGGTAAACCAGACTACTGGTGAGATGACGAAGGAGAAGACTAGAGAAAAAACTACAGGTGCTATCCAACTTGAAGATCTCTATGCGAATCAAGATCAAATTCTTTCTCAATTACCTGAAGGAACAACTATAGAAAGTATTGTTGATGGAACATCTGGTATTGATCCTCAAGTTCTTTTTCCCATACTTAAGAGCAGTGATGCACAGGCAGCTTCTAGTGCTAAAGAACGTGCTAGAACTATGCAAAGGTTGCAAGATAATAATTTAATAAATCCTGATAATACTGTAAAAGGTCATATGTCTTATGATGAGACTAATATTGATCAGACTTTAACTACTAATGAGACTGTGGAGAAGAAACCAGAAGGTGCAATGAGATGGTTGGCAGGTGCTGCCGATGTTGCTACTGGTGGTATTTTTGATTTTGATAAACGTGGCAGTATGGTTGATGGTATAAAGAATATCTTCAATAAGAAAGATGATAAAGAAGATAAACAGAAAGTAGATCCTCAAACTAAGATGATGGCGAGGATTGGAGAACAAACTTCTTCTAATGTTAATATGATTAAGGATTCTACTGCTTTAAGCACAGAACCTAAAGAAATTGAAGAAAAACCAGTACAGTCTGCCCAGGAAGACTCGGCTGATGCCGAGTCAGTTACAAAAGCTGATGTTAAAAGCGAATTAGAAGCAACATCTGAACAGCTTCAACCACCTGAAGAGAAAAAACCTGAAGGAATTATGCGGGGGATCGCAGGTTTTGGTGATTTCTTAACAGGAAATATATTTGATTTTGATCAGAGGAATGAGGAAGTTGAAACTCCTAAGATGGATGTTGAGGTAGTTAAGACCGAATTGGCACCCAAAGAAGTTGCCACGGTTATAGAACAATACACATTAAATAATAATCCTCAATCTCAGATGGTAAATAGTCAGGGCCCTCCACAAGTTATTATGGTTACTCGTGATGGTGGTGCAGGTGGTAGTTTACCTTCCCCTGTGGTTGTTCAGTCTGGTGGAGCTAGTATGTCTATTCCACAAGCATCTGATAGAGATATGGCTATAGCATTGACTAAACAAATGTTACTCACTAAGTTAGGCACGTAATGGGAGCAGAAACAGAAGCACTAAAAATTAAAAGAGCCATTCTGACGAACAATGACGGTTCAAAGTCTGAGGAAATTGGTGAGTATATCACTTCGTTTGATTATTACGAAGATCTTCTATCTCCTTGTGTTACAGGATATCTGAGGATAAGGAATACCACAGGACTTTATAACCAATTGCCTATTCGTAGTGGTGAGAGATTTGATGTTGAACTCAATACTCTTATTGGTGGTGTATTTGAATTTAAAGATGATAATCCATTATATGTTACTGCAGTTAATAACTATATTTCTGTAGAGAATACAGAATCATTTGATCTTCAAGTTGCCTCTAAAGCAGCAATTGATAATGAGATGTTGAGATGCGTCAAGAAATATAGTAATCAGGCAAAGATTAGTGAACATGTTGAGACAATCCTCAAAGAGATACTGCAAATACCAGAGGAGAGGTTACAACATAATGTAGGAACTGAAGATAATCCTCAGTATGAACCTAATATAGAAACGGCAGTTAATACTTATGGATTCTATGGTAATCTTAGAAAACCATTTTCTGTATGTACTTGGTTAGGTCCTAAGGCAATTCCTCAAGCAGAAGGTGCAACAAATACCAGTGGTGAAGGTGAAACTGGTGAAGCTAAAGGAGTTGGTGGATATTTTTTCTTTGAGAACTATGAAGGATTTTGGTTTAAGAGTATTGAGGGGTTAGTTTCTAAAACTACTGAACCTGTTGGTGGTTCAGAGAAAGAGATTCCTGTATTTGCTTACACAAGTGTCTTGGAAGCAGGACATTTAAGTAGTAATACACAAAAAATTATACAATATGTTCTTGAAAAAAATACTGATCTTATTAAGAATTTGAGAGTTGGATTATACTCTAATCAAACGTATTTCTTTGATGCCTACACTCATCAATTGGATGCTTTTAAGTATAATATGAAGGAACAACTCAAGAATCAACTGGGAACTGAGAGTGATTTAGGACTTCCTGACTTTTTCACTAATGTTCCATCAAGAATATTGATAAGAGCTAGTGATAAAGGTATGTTTAGTGATACAATAGGAGAGAATTCTGGTAGAGAGAATGCCGACATGGCAAAGTCATTCTCCAGATACAATTTGCTCTTCACACAGTCGCTAAATATCAACGTACCATTGAATACTACTTTGCAAATTGGTCAGGTCATTAAGGTAGTCTTACCCGCTGTTGAATCTAACACCAATAAGGAAAGTAAAGCCGATGAATCAGGTAGTGGAATCTATCTTATACGTAGCCTGCGACATCATTTCGAAGTTGGCAAAGCAACAACCTCACTTACTTTAGTACGGGACTCTTACGGATTATAACTATGACAACAAAAATCCCAGAACATGACCTCAATCATGAGGTTTATATCGATCCTAAAGATCATAAAGAACATGTCAATCATGGCATGATCGAATATACAGAAGCAGATCTAGAGATGCATAATGACGCATTTCATGATCATGAAGAAAACGAAGCCAATCCTGGCGATGGTAAGATAAATGATTGGCATACAAGACATCAAGATTCAAAACTTGAAGTCTATTGTGATAACCATCCAGACGCATTAGAGTGTAGAGTATACGACGAGTAAATGTCAGCAACCGATTCATTAATTAAATCACAATTCTTAGGTAAAGATCAATTTGTTTGGTGGATCGGACAAGTTGCACATCCTAGTGTCTGGAGAGATTCTAAGACTGAAATCAAATTATTTGATACACCAGCTGAAGCCGAATTCAGTTGGGCCTATAGAGCAAAAGTTAGAATAATTGGTTATCACCCTTTCTCAGGCACAGAATTACCAGATAAGGATCTTCCTTGGGCTCATGTAATGACGCCTGCTTCTGGAGGATCAGCACATGGAGCTCTTGGACAGTCACTTCAACTTGTTGGAGGTGAGACTGTCTTTGGGTTTTTCATGGATGGTGATGAAGCACAACAACCAGTAATATTTGGATCTCTATACAGAGCTCCTTCTGCTATTAGTCAGATATCTGGTAATGTTGCTGAAGTTGAAGGTAGTTCTAACTATAGACCTTATCCTGGCGTGGATTTACAGCCAGGAATGGAACAAGGTGCAAGTAGTTCTGCACCATTACAAAATCAGAATTTAGGTACTCCAGAAGCCAATAGTGGTAATTCTGTATCTTCTCAAGATCCGATGAATAATACGGATCAAATATTTCCAGAGAGTGATGCAGATACTCAATTTGCTCGTGGAGGAACTACTGTTACCAAACCTAATGGTTGTGAGAATAATACTTTAAGTGAGATTACAAATGCCATTAGAAGTTTTATCGCCACTGTTAATAGTTTAACGTCATTTTTAGGGAAATACATTGATTCTGTCAATAATGCTATTGAAGATATCAAGAGAATAATCCGCAAGACGAAACTCATTATCATGGGTGCGATTAAGAAGATTATGAAGAATCTTCGAAACAAACTTTTGAAGATGCTTGGTAAGAGATTTAGAGACTTTGTTGGACTAATCGTTCCTGATCCACAGGTTCAGCCAATCTCTAATGCTTTTTCAAAGATTATGGATATAATCTTCTGTATCTTTGAGAAACTTGGTATAGAGATGGGTGATTTTATTGGTAATTTTCTTAGGGATCTAATTGGTAAAACTATCGCAGCACCTATTTGTGCAGCAGAACAAGCAGCTGCAGCAATGATATCTGCCCTTATCAATTCTCTTGAGAAATTATTGAAACCAGTAATGGATGGATTGAGTTGGTTAACTGGTGCGTTAGGATCTGTTGCTGGTGCGTTGAAGTCAGTATCAGGTTTGATGAATCAACTTATAAGTTTCCTTGATTGTGATAGCTTAAGTTGTAAGAAGTCTACTGATTGGTCTTCTGGTTGGGGACTTAGTGAAAAACCAGCTGATAATCTTGCTAACTTTGTTAATAATATCTCTATTAGTGATAGTTTACTTGGTGGGTCAGGTGGTGCAGTAACTCTTAATGATCTTGCTTCAGCAGGACATGGTAAATTAGATTTCTTGACATTATTGGGTGGAAATTACTTAGGATTTACTCGATGCAATAATAAACGAGATAATCCCCAAGATCAGGATGATATTGGACCCACTCCTTATGGATTCACTTATCCACGTTGCATACCACCGAAGGTAGAACTGGTTGGAATATCTACCATTAGTAAAAAAGCAAGTGCGTATGCTGTTGTAGCGCAGGATGGTAGTATCTTATCAGTTGAAATTATTGATGGTGGTAGAGGATATCAAGAGGCCCCTGCTGTCTCTATTATTGATAAGACAAATCATGGTGGTGGTGCAGATGCAGAGGCATTTATAGATGATGATGGTACTGTTAATAGGATAGTATTACGAGATAAAGGTGGTGGATATTGCCAAGGATCGGTTTATCTTCCAGGCACTCCAACAGATGTTGATACTGGTACTACTGTACCCGATACTACTCCACCAGTATTTGTAGTCACTACTCCAAGAGATAATGCAGTTGGTATAGACACTACGATTAATATTACTATTGAGTTTAGTGAGGAAGTTCTTGCTGATTGTGGTAAGATTACTATTACTGAATTGGATACTAATGCTAAGTTTGCTGAGATTGAAGTAACTGATAGATCACAGGTTTCATTTAGTAATCAAAAGACTGTTGTTATTAATCCAAAAGAAGATTTAGAATATGATACCGAATACTTTATAGGTATCGATCAGTGTGCCTTCACTGATTTGGCTGGAAACCAGTTTGCTGGTATTGCAGATACAAGTACTTTTAACTTTACTACTAGATCTGTTGGTGGTATTAGTAGTACTCCCGTTGGTATTGTTACGACTGTCCATGTTGATAGGCCTGGATATGGTTACACATCAGGAGATAAGGGTACTTATGGTGATTGTACTTTCGATCTCATTCTTACTCCTGCAGGACAAGTTGTTGGTGTTAAAAACGTAGTCTGTAAGGACAAGTTTAATACGATTCCAGATTTGAGAATAAATACCAGCACAGGTAGAGGTGCTGCATTATATCCAGTCATTGCTTACGATCCTGACGCTTCTAATACAGTTGCAGGAATTGATACAACGACCACTCAGTATCTCATCGTTAACAAGGTCGATTGCCCTGGCAAACCCTTAGTATAAAATAATGGCAGAAAAACAACAAAAGAAATATTATTTCGAACAGAAGCCTGGGTATAGATTATCTACAGGTATTAAACTTGAGAAAGGTGCTGATAAGGGTAGAACAACAGACTGGGTAATGGTTACTGATAATGCCCAAGGTCTTGGTTTCTATAAGGATGGTTTGTCTCGTTTAACTACTAACAAGACATCATTAGATCTCTCTGGTTTTAAATGTAAGGAGAATGAACCTGCTAAGATAATTAAGGCAGAGAATGGTGACATCTATATTGAGGCAGTATTTGGTGATCTTCACCTGAAAGGTAGAAACATTACCATAGAAGCAACCGCAGACGATGGTGAATGTGTAATTACTTCAGGTAAACATGTAGAGATAAGGGCAGCCATTTGTAAAATCAATGGTGAAATGACCAGTGTTCTTGCAAGTAAAGATTTAAAATTATCAGGTCAATTCGTTCAGAGTACTGCTGGTATTACTAATGAATTAACACAGATGACCGACTTATATAAGGCATCCTTCTATGGTAAACTCATGGGTGGATTGAATGCTGTTAAACAATTCTTGGATTTCTAATCATGGGAATGCAAACGCCTATTGCAACGATTGGTGACAAGTGTGTCATCGGTGCGTTGGATATGTCGTTCTTAAGTGCAACGTCTAAGATTTTTCCAGGCACATTAGTTGCTAATGGACCTGTCTACTTTGGTATGGCAGTATCGCCAGGAATTCCCACTGCTACAGTAATGATTGGTCCTCCTATTGGTATTGGAGCACCATTATCACTTAGATGTGATGGTATTGCTAATTTCCACGGTATTGTCAATGTTATTGCTGTTAGTAATTTCACTGGTTTATGTACTAAATTTGGTGCTACGATTAGAAATGCACTTAGTCAGACCTCTGGTATTAATATCAAGAATGCTTTAAATTTAGGTAATGCAAAGTCACAGTTTAATGCTAATGTTAATGTTGCTGGATTAGTAACTATTGCTGGCGCACTTAAAGTTGCTGGTACAATTAGTAGTCCTACCATTACAATGTTAAGTGCTAGGATTGCATCTAAGAAAGGATTTGATATTCCTCATCCTACTAAGGCTGGTCATAGAATAAGACATGTATGTCCAGAAGGTCCAGAATCAGCAGTTTATATTCGTGGTATTCTGAAAGATAATAATACTATTGAATTGCCTGATTATTGGAAAGGATTGATTGATTATGATAGTATTACTGTACAATTACAACCTATTGGTGACAGACATTTCCATTTAAATGTTATGGAAATTGATGAGGAAAAAGTAGTTGTGAAAGAAGCAGACGATAAACCAATTAATTGTTTCTATCATATATGGGCAAATAGAATGGGTGAAGAGTTAACAGTTGAATACGAAGGCTTGACACCGAAGGACTATCCAGGCGATAATAAAGAATATAATATCAATGGTTTATGAAGGTACACAAACTATTTCCTTTGGTAGTTTACCAAGGAGATGTGGAGTGCCATGAGGATCTTAAGAGAGAGAATTTAGAATCTTTAAAGTCTTATTGGTTTGATGGATATAGTAACGAGAGTCCAGAGTTCTCTGGCAAAATATTTCTCCACAAGAATCCATATTATCAAGTCTTCTTTAATGAATTAAAGTGCCATATTGATGAATACTTTAAGGTATTAAATGTAGATTATACTAAACTTAGTTACCATGTTATTAAGGCTTGGTCTGGATGCCACTATAGTGGTACTCCACAATTAAAACCACACAATCATAATGAGGCTAATCTAAGTTTCGTTTATTATGTTAAAACTGATGAGAGTTCTGATAAATTGTGTATAACACAGAATGATAATAGGAATGAATCTGTTGGTGGATTATTTGAACCATCAAAGCAGAGAAATCTTATAACTGGATTTAATGGATATAATTGCGATAATTATACTATTACTCCTAAAGAAGGAACAGTTGTTATATTTCCTAGTAAGACTATACATTCTACTCAACAGATTGCTATTAGAAAGAATGAGAGAATAGTTATTCCAGGCGATATTAGAATAACTTTGAAGAAAGATCATTTTGATTATTGTCAAGCATCAACCCATCCATCACAATGGCTGGAATTAGGTAAATAAATACGAATGGAGACCTGCGTGAACTAATGGCTGCTGATCCTGCAAAAATTGCTAAAAAACTAAGGGATCAACGAGAACAAAAGGCTGATCAAGTTGCCCAACTGACAGAACAATTGACTCTTGTTGATGCTATAATTGATGACTATGACGAGTTAATCAATAAGTTGGATGATAAGATCCCACCTTTGATTGCGCCCATTAATACTAAGATTAAGGCAGTAGAAACTGCTTATCATAATAGGATTTCACATGGTTGTCGTAGTGATCTGAAGTGGGTTCTCAAGGAAGAGAAGAGAATAAGAAGGTGGAATAGTGGCAGTCAGGACATTCAAATATGGGAATGTGCAAAAGATCCTGATACTTATACAGATATAGGATATTATGGTGCAAAGTACTGGAAATACCCTAAGAATAGGGAGTATGGAGCTAATGTTGTAGATACTATTGATAAAGCGGATGCTAATGTAGGTAGTGCTTCATTAATTATTTTAGATGAAGATGCAGAGACACTTACGGGATTTACTACGGGTGTAGTTGCTGGTATTGGAACGGGAGATTATATAACTGATTCATTAGATAATGCTCTTATTTTCCCATCAGGAAATACACCAACTGTAGTTGGACTTGGTACTACTTCCTATGACCCTGTAACTTATACTGTCACTGGTTTCTGTACTGCTGCTGATAATAAATTATATGATGATGGTAAACTTGGAATATTAACTTCGTTTAGTGTTGGTGATAGAGTTTATGGAGCATTAGATAAGAGTGGAGATGGTATTATTGCACCTAATACTACAATAACAGGATTTGGTACTGCCGTTGGTATTATAACTTATGTTGATCCATCTGGTATTACTACTGGAATTCAGGTTGTTCTTGACTATGCAATATTAAGTAATGCAGTAACCGCAAGTATTGCTGCAACAACAGGACATGCTTTTGCTGTTGGTATTGTTTCCACATGTTATTTTGCTGAGTTAGATAAAACACCTAGTCAGGCAGGACTTAGTAGTTCATTCCTTGTTATTAGACCTCCTGAACTTGGTGATATTGAATTTGATTCTAGTAAGAATCCAATAGATCCTGTGGAGATTGGTATTGCTAAGGGAGCTCAAATTGGTAAAGGACATAGATTAGAACTAATTAATAATAAGGATCCTGATATTGTTGCCTCATGGAGTCAGGTTAGAGAAGAACCTGAACCAGCAGTAGGGGCATGGAAAGTAGAGTATTGGACTGGTACTACTAATTGGCCATCATATCTACCGTTCAGTGGAGGTGGTGGTGCAGTTCAACCAGTATATGCTGCAGAGGGACATCAAATTATTATTGGTGTTGGTGGTACTGCTAATGCAACTTTAACGTATGAAAATACTCCACCTTCAGGTGGTATTCCAGGCGATTGTGGTACTTATGATGCTGCTATTGCTACTGCTGAGGCAGAGATGAATGCTCAGATTGCTGCAAGTACACCAAAGATCAACCATTATATCAATGGTGCTGCAAGTCTAAGAGATCTAAGAAATAGTGAGGAGACTCAGGCTTGGGGATATATGCAGGGAATTGGTTACTTAAATCAAGATAGGAAGAGTCTTAAGGATAGAGCAGAGAGTATAGATAACTTTGATTGGACTGAGATAACCTAATGGAAGTAATAATAACACCTGAGTCTCCGTTAAGAGACTCCTTGACATATGTGAACTATATCAGTAAAATGATTGAAGGTAATGAATACGAACACTATCTTCAAGGCCATCTAATGTCCTTAAAGGTAGAACTGGAAAGACAAATTAGAAATGAAGCATGATCCTTCAACCATTCGGCCCTTTAATCTATCAAGAAACTATAACTAATGAACACCTTGAATACTTGAAAGATTTAGCCGAATCTTCGAGGGAACATGGTCAGAATGTTGGTGATAGTTTAGCTGGTAACATTCAAGAACAATTTAAGATCGTGGGAGATTCTGAGAAGTTTAATAACTTCATGTATCCTCACGTTTTTTCTTATATGGAATCTATTATGGATAGGTGGGAAAAACATTCCATCAATCCAGGCGATACTACTATAAAAGAACTTACATATCATTATGGTAGAGGCCCTTGGATCAATTTCCAACATAAGAATGAGTTCAATCCTGTACATGTTCATACAGGAGATCTTAGTTCTGTTGTAATGATTGATATACCAGAGGAAATTGCAGCAGAAGAACCTGTTGCTAGTAATATGCCTTGTGCTGGACAGTTAGAGTTTATAGAAGGTTCATCTGGGTTCTGGTGTTCTGGCACTCATAAGGTTATTCCTAAAACTGGTGATATATTCCTTTTTCCTAATACTTTAAAACATACTGTATATCCTTTTAAGAGTGATGTTGAGAGGATTACAATGAGTTTTAACATTTATGATATTAAAACATGAGAAAAGACATCTTTGCCATTCCTATTTTTGAGGACAAATTTGATTTAAGTCTTCTTGATCCTTGGGATGAAGAGGATTTTCTTAATCCTGTTGATAGTGACATTAGATTTTATTCTCATAATAAGACATTCACTAAGAAAGTAGAGATTAATAACTGGACAAAGAGCCATCTTGAGGAGATTGTCACTAGAAATTTAGAACCAGAAGGATTGATGGGAGATAATCCTAGATTAGGAGATTTCTGGAGAAATTATTATAGACCTGGCGATTATCAAGATATACATATACATCCCAAAACTCAGTGGGGTATTATAATTTACGAAAAGAGAAATTCAAAGACATCCTTTCAGAACCCATCTATAATAGGGATCCAGAATCAAATAGGATATATACCACAACTGCCATTGGATTATAAACCTGATCTGGAGCCAGGGAGTATCATTATTTTCCCTGCTTTCCTAATGCACGCTGTATTCTGTGCGGATGAGTCAGGCAGTACGATCTCAGGGATGGTCTATATGGATTATCCAAGTTGACAAAACCCATTATAGGAGGTAAGATGATGACTGATGAACCGACTGGATCAGAGTTACTACTGAATAACCTTGATGTGCTTACCGAGTACATTTCTAAGGTTGAATTGAGAGTAACCAATCTAGAGAAGGGTCTACGTGATGTCAGGATCAGTATTGATGCCAACACATATGAGATAAGAGAACTCCACAAAGCAATTGATGAGATTGCTGCACATGTAGATTATTCACGTTACACACACGATATAGAGGTTCCGCCAGATGAAGAAGACTTTCACAAAAACTGATAAGAAAGGCCGTGAGGAAACTTGGGAGTGGGAAGAAACTCCTGAAGTCATTGAGGCCCTTAAGAATCTACATGATGAAATGCGTCATGCCAAACTAACCAAGGAGGAAAAAACTGATGTTTGATGATGAATACGTGTCAAGAGTCGTTGTTGACATTGACAGATTGTCTTTCTATCTCTATTCAAGTGAAGGCGATAGTAAGAATGTAGAGTGTGATGACTCTGATGAATTTCTTAATGTATTAAGAGTCTGTACAACATCACTCAAACATGGCGAATTGGTATATACTCAATAAATACCAGCCTCTATAGCACAGCGGTAGTGCAGGGCTTTTGTAAAGCCAAGGTCGGCGGTT